GATCGCGCGCAGCGCGGCGGCATCGGCCTTGACGTTGACCCAAAGGCCGTTCGTCGTATCTGCGCGAAGCCGATCGTAGGTCGCCCCGTTGAAACCGTACAGCCACGCTGCGGCTTGCCCGTTTGTGGCCGAGGTAGCGACAGCATCGGCGTTATTGTTGAACGTGCCGCCCGCGCAGCCCGTCACGCAATTGATCTTCAAGAACTTGGAAGCATCAACCTGCAGCTGGTCCCACGTCGTTCCGTTGAAGCCGTAAAGATAAGAAACAGCCCCTTGGTTAGTGGATGTCGTGGCTTGCCCGGATGTCGCGTTGCTGATGGTGCCGCCTGTCGCACTAAAGGTGCCAGCAATACAAGTGTTGCCGTTGACGTCCTGAGTAATGTCGCGGGTAGCCCCAGGGGCGTATGATTGCGGCAACGTGCTGCAAACTGGTACGACGCGCGCCGTTTGCGCGCTCGCGGGAGCCACGAACGACAGCGCAAACAGCAAGCCTGCAAAAAGCTTTTTCATCACATTTTCCTCGGCATTGAACCAGGCATCTGGTCCGCATGAATTGCTCCCGGCGGGTTCTGCCCGCCGCGCGACTGGCCCGGCTGCGCGCCGGGGCGAGGGGTTCCTGCGACACCCGGACCAGCGCCGCCCGGCATGCCGGGAGCCCCTTGTTGCTGCGCCATCGCCGCCTGCTGCTTCTTCGCCTTCTGCTGCATGTGCAGGAAGATGTGCTCCTGGAATTTCCGCGCCGTGCCGCCGGTCGCACCCTGCGCCTCGTTCATCTTCATCGCCATCATGTGCGCCTGAATGTGCTGGTCGTCGTCGTCCATGTCGTGCGTCGGCACCTTGTAGCCTTCCGACAGCAGCATGTTCTCCTCGTTGACCGGCACCGGCATCTGCATCTCCGGTGAGATGAAGATCAGCGGCGCCAGCCGCGGGCCGAACGTGTTCTCGACGAACTTGGAAATGACGGGCACCAGGTTGACCTTGTAGCCGTTGAGCTGCTCGGGCGGAATGCCGCGAATGACGTTCATGCCCGCGATCTGCTGCTGGATCATCTGCGCGTTGCGCGCGCTCTCGACGCCGAGCCAACGGAATTGATAGTGGCGATTGAACTGGACCGGCGGAATCTTCTCGATGTTCGCGCGATGACCGAGCTCGCCGTACTGCGCGACTGACATCTCCTCGTCGCGGTACTGATGATCGAGCTCGATCATCCGGTTGAGCATCGGGGTGAGGATGCCTTCCTCGACGACCGTGACCGCGTCCGCCGTCGTAAGGATGTCAACCTGCGCGTTTTGCGCCACCTCCGCCTGGTTTTGTTTCTTGAGAGAATTGCTCTGAGTGATCGCAGCCGGATTGACACTGAGGGTCTGGAACACCTCGCTCTTGATGGTCGCAACCATCTCCAGTCCTTGCTTCCACATTTCGGGAAACTGCGCGAACTTGGTGTCATTGGGATTGGTCTCCCAGATCGCCGCCATCGACAGGATCATGCTGCCGACCCGCGGATTCTTCGCAGGGTCGGTCATGACGATCGGCATCAGGGCATAGACAGCGGAATCGGCAGACTCGTTGATGGTATCATTGGCGAGGTACTGAAGATCTCGGACAGGGTCGATCTGAGACTTCCCCTTGAAAGATCCCTGAACTTTTGCAACTGGGCTGGAGATAAGGGGAAGATGATCGGACCATAGGGGATTACGTTTACAACCAAGTACGTTATCTGGTCCACCGAGATAAGCTCGACAGATTCGGCGTTCACCCTCAATAGTGAGGATCGTCCACGTTTCGTATACGAGCGCGAACTTCCCGCGCCCGTCCTTCTTAATCCCAGCTGCGTCAACCATCTCCTTCGGTTTGTCGTGTCTCTGCGATCCCCCGGTTTCATCGGCCATCACCTTCAGCAGCTTCTCCGCGGCCTTCTTCTCGATGTCGCCTTCCTTGATCATCCTGCGGACGCGCGCCTTGCTCCAGCGGCGCAGGATCGTAACGCTGCCGCCCTCGGCGAGCGCCTCGTCCATGCTGTCGGCCGTCTGCGGCAGCACCAGCACGTCGGAGTCCGCGATGACCTCGACGAGCGGGGAGCCATGCTCCAGCGTCTCTTCCTCGATCGTCTCGATGTCCTCATCGGGATCAGAGATGCCCTCGTCAATCTCGACCGGCTTGCGCACGCGCTGCACGACATGGCGCTTCGTCTTCCGCCAGCTGACGTAGATGTTGTACTGCCCCTCGACGTCGCCGTTCTTCATCAGCGCCGGCATCACCTGTGTGCGCAGCCTGGCCTTCTTGATGTAGTGCTCCAGCAGCGCGACCAGCGCGTTCGGCGTCTCGCCGTCGGAGGAGATCACCTCGACGTTGCGCTGGGAGGTCGGAAATATCTGGTTGGTGAACCGCGTCTTGCGGGCCTCGATCGCATTGCGCACGATCGGCATGAACAGCTGGTTGGTGCCGTTGTAGAACTGCTTGGAACCAAGCACGCAGTTGAAGATGTCCCAGTCGTCTAATTGTTGATCAGCTCTACCCCTTTGATCATCAAAGCCTTTTTCAACATCCTTGTAGAGGTCGAGGAGTGCCTTGTTGATCGACTTCTTGGTGGAGAGCTCCTCGTCGCGGTCGAGCTTCTTAATCTCGCGCTGCAGCTCCTCGCCACCCTCGTCGTCCTCCTCGTCGTCAGGCTCTGTGCGGATACTGTCGTCGGCCATGTTACTGCTTGCCACCGAAAGCGCTCAAATAGCGCCGTCCATCAGCAGCATAGGCGTAATTGCGTTCGGAGTCATCATCCGCGGCTACTCCTCCCCGGAGTAGTCCGGCGAACGCCTCCAGCCCCTCAAGCAGGACCTTGTGGGGGCCGGTCTTGGTGAACTCCGACAGCTCGCCGGTGCGCAGCACGTCCCGGCAATAGCCCCCCGAGAATGCATTCAAGGTCCACCGGGCGTTGGTGGACACCCGCAGGCAGGGTTGCCCGCGGGAGGTTCTTTTCAGCAGCTCTCGGATCTCGGCTTGGCCGGTAGCGAGGTCGGAGCCGGTACGGAGACTAACAGGAACCCTAGCGGCTGCCGCTCGTAGGCCCACGGCGTCATGACCAGTGAAGTGAGACGGTCCCCCGACAATACGCAGGGGTGTTCGGCCGACCTCCAGCCCAGCGCTGGCCACAATCGACGAGAGCACCTGACCTGGATCACCTTCTCGCACCCAATCTGCGACGACATGCAACGCCCCATCTACTACCTGCGCCAGGACCCCGCTCGTCCACGCCGTTGTTGCATTGATGGCAAGCCACGCAGGGGTCCGCGCCGCCAGCGAGAGGTCTTCGAAGATGTTAACTACGTTGAAGTCCTCGTACACCGGCGAACCCGGTCGCATTTTCAACGCATACGCCAGTGCGTTGGGCGCGTCTATCCTACCACTTGGGAATGATAGGAGTTGTGCTTGCAATTCAGGCATGTGTTTTGCGAATACCACTTCGCGTGCTTTGAAGAAGGGTTGCAGCCCGCGGATGAAGGGGAGCTTGCCTACCGGGGCCTTCATCGCCCGTATCGGTACGATGGTGTTGCGCCGGGACTGCTCTTGTCTTAGCGGCTGCAGCAAAAACTCCTCCAGACCATCGCGCTCCACGCCTATCTCGACAGGGGAGTACTGCTCGTCGATCACGAAGATATGATTGATGATCTCGTCCGGTTTCCAGAGTGCCGCACCACTGTCCCACACTATTAACCTGTTGTTAACCCAACTCCACACCACCCAGCCCGTGGTGGAGGAGGTGGCCTTCACCGTGCGCGCGGGGTCGACGAAGGCGAACGTCGCCTGCCAGGTCTGGACAACTGGCTCAATTCGAAAAAGGTCCTGCGTAAAGGTCTTGGTCGCCGGATCTTCCGCCTCGCACATGAACTCCTGCTTGTACTCGGTCGCCATGCCCAGCCGCTCGAAGTCAGCCTTGGTCTGGTCGATCCACGTCAGGGGATAGCGGTCCGGCCATGCGGCCATGCGCTCGCCGTCTTCGCCGACGGTCTCGATCGGGAAGGTCGCCGCCGCCCAGCCGGGGTCCTTGGCGAGCTGCATCGACAGCGCTTCCTTGTCGAGCGGCGTTGCCGCTACCCGGATGCGCGCCTCGGGGGTGAGGGCAGGGGTCACGACCTTCATGAACCAGCGCAGCGTCTTGAGCCTTGCTTCCGGGGTCTCGACGTCCTCCTGCTCCTCAAGGTCATCGGCGAAGCAGCGGTCCGGGCGCTGGTCGTGGTGCTTGGCGCCGCGCATCGACTGGCCACGGCCGAACGCCTGGATGACCACCCCGTTCGACAGGATGATCTTGCCTTCGTTCCACGTCGGCCCGCAGAGGTCGCCGAACAGCTCCTCGATGAACGGGTTGGTCTCAAACTCGTGCTTGATCGACGTCAGGCGCTCCACCGCGCGCTCGTAGGACGATCCGATGATGACGCCGTTGTGGAACTGGCGCAGACACGCCTCGACGATCACTGCCTCTTCCGACAGCGTCGACTTGCCGGCGCCGCGGAAGGCCATCAGCAGCACCTTGGGCGCCCGCGAGTGCCAGAGGTCGATGATCCCGTAGTGCAGATCAGGGGTGACGTTAGGGTGCCTGTGCCCGAACAGCGCGGCATGCGCGAGCCGCTTGTTGCGCCCGAGCCGCAGGATTACGTCTTCCTTCGAGTCGGTCACGAGTATTGATCTTTGATGTTTTCATTAAAGAATTTCCCCGCGGAGGTCGCTTCGAGCAACCCATTGTAGACCGATGCCGGCACCTCGCCGTAGGCATAAATCTTCCCCGAGTAGAACTGGATCTGCAGCCGCCCAGTCTCGATGTCGTAGTCACATCGTCGCAGGTTAGAGCTTTGTAATGGTTGCCAATTCGCCATCCGCATGCGCTCCGTTCGACTCGTTAAGAATTCAACAGACTTGCAATACTCGTCAGGGTTCCCTATAGTGAACCTCAAGGGGCCAATGAAGACCCCCACGGCGGCATAGGAGTGTAGTCCCTTTAACAGACAAGAGGCAGTGTACATGAGTAGCAACGAGCAGATCAACCTGAGCGAGAAGGCCGGCGGCGAAAACCTGAAGGACGCCCTTAGCGTGGTCACCGCCATCCACCAGCTCTTGCAGGGGCAGGCCCGCATCGAAAAACAGCTGGCCGCAATAGAGAACCAGCTGGCCGACGGGCAGGGGCGCAAGAGCACGAAGAAGCGCAACTACCGGCCATGGCTCACCACCCAACTGTCGCATGGGTGGATGTCCGAAGCCGCGATAATTGAGAAGACGGGCTGGTCTGCCAGCGGGGTCAAGTCCTTCATCACCCAGGCCCGCGGGATCGGCTACTCCGTAGAAACCGACACGAGCACCGGAGCGCTGCGCTATCGGTTTACCAGCTGATCATCGGACGTGCGTAATCCGTCCGGCGGGGTCGAAGAACACCCGCCGGGTCCGGTCGTCCAGTCTGAAGGTCATGACGTAGCCGTCGTTGTGGGGCCGCGTATCGATCTCGACGTCGCCGTCCAGAAAATACTGGTCGGCCATCCGCCAGGGTCGGGTGGCTACGTCGCCCGGTGTCACAAGACGCTGCTGCGGGCGGCGGGCAGTGCTGGGTCAGCCGACGGAGCCTGCGCCGGGACGGACGGGTCGTTCTCCGTCAGTGGGGCTGGTGTGTCAGGTGTCGGACCCGACTGGACTACGACGGGTTTGTCCGCGTCACTCGCGGGCTTGGCGTCCGCTTCATGCCGCTTGGCCTGGCCGACCTGGTAGGGCATCCACTCCGCGTAGGGCAGATCGCCAGCGACATAGGGACTGCCGTCCTGGACGATCGCCACGGACCCAGCCGGGAAGGGCACCCCGTCAGTCGTGAACGCCACGAGGTTCACCATGTTGTCGTCGTGAACATACGTGACCAGCGAAGCGTAGGGCTGCGCGCCGCGCTCTGACTTTACGGGCCAGAACCACATCACTCGTCCGATTGTCGGCTTGATCATTGGGAACCTCTTCCTCTTGCAGGGAAAGCACCCGTGGCCGGATATGACCACGGGCTAGTCTGGTCAGTAGGGAGGAAACGCGCAGCCACCATGCCTGCTTCGGTAGTGGTCGTCAAGCTAGTAGGCCGCCCCCGGGGAGGTCGTCCAGGGGCGGCCACAGGTGCCTGCAACACCCGGTGGCTGCGCGCAGTTTGCGTCGGGGCCACGGGGCTACTGTAGGGGGCTCTCTGCTCGTTGGGTAGGGGTCTTGAAGGGGAGGGCGTGGTGCTTGGGGTAGGAGTAGGGGGGTCCGGGGTTTTGGGAATCGCTCGCGGCATGAGGGGCTAGGCATAAAATCCCAAAACCCCGTCGGTCCCCCCGGTTTTCCCCGAGTTAGAAGCAAGAGGTAACGTCGTAGTGGTGCGAGGTCAACATGATACCTTCAGCGGTTGTCAGTTACCTCTACCCGCTAGCGCGCCTCATCCGCCATGGGAGGAAGTGGTGCTAAGCCGTTGAAATTGCTAACTATCCCCCCACGGACCACTAGAGTAGTAGTATGTATGTATGTTATAGGTTATTAGACTTCTACTCGGCGGCTGCTAGGCTGGGATGTAAAGCCTAGTACCCCAAAAGCTGCTTACGACTTTGTTACAAACTACTTGTACTTCATTACAAGCGAAATCAATGGCTTAGCGAGGACTAGTAGGCGAGCTAGTCAGCGCTCACAGCCCGATTGTTACATGATGTAGCAATAAAACTCACCATGATACCGCCCACACATGTTGCTACATCGGTAGCAATCACACGTGTTGCTACACATATCACAACAATTTGTAGCAACATGTGTAGGTATAACGTGTAGTAGTCCTCATATTCCTACACATGTAGCAACAGGAGTACTACAACATGGGCCGAAAACGCACTAACCCCACACTACAACTGCCCGACCGCATCCCTGCAAGCGAGCTCGCGAACTGGATGCGCGTCAACGGCATCTCGACAAACCTGCTGGCCTTGGAGCTATCGGTCAGATACCGCACGGTGGACGGCTGGCTACGTGGTTATCGGCCAGCACCGGCATGGCTGGAGCAGCGCATCAACTACAGGGCTGTAGGGCCAAGCGCCAAACTGCCGCCGTATGGCGAGCGCTGGCCAGTAGTGGTGCAGCCTGCACCACGACCAACGCCCATGGCTACGCCAGCGACATGCGAGTGTGGCGCGGCGCTCTTGCCCGATGGCACGTGCTCCTTCCATTTCTGCCCGTTTAGCGATGACGACGCGCCAGACGACGAATAATCACGAAGTAGTGACCAAAAAAGAATGTAAAGGGTACTCGCACCACTACTACTACCCTTTACATTCGACCACTAGTCGTTTACATCTGTAGTCCTCGCACAACAAGGAGGACTACCAGTGGCCAAACCCAAAACCTACGAACAAGATGACGACGTGGACAGCGAGGGTTACCCGCTTGGCCAGCCTCGCGAGTGGTCCGAGGACGAGCTCGCTGAACTGCGCCGTCGTGAACGCGCCTGCGACAACTACGGCAGCAACTAACCCCCTCCCAACCCTACGGCTACTCGCCGCCAACAGGCCTTTCGCCCGGCTCCTGCCAAGGATACCGGGCTTGAGGGCGTAGTCACAACAAGGAGGACCCGATGAACCCCCGAACAACCCTGCTGCTCATTTACTGGGTGGCCAAATTCTACAGCTTGGGAGTGGCGCTATGAGCGAACGAGTTCAAATCCCCGCCTATACCGATCGCTGGATGATGGGCGATCGCTACGGCGAAGTGGTGAAGGTGAGTAAGCTGCGCAAAAACTTTCCGCTACGCGCTCACGTCTCGGCCGATGGGCGAGGAACCTACATCGAGCTCGCCCATGTCAAGCTGGACAAATCCGGCAAGACCATCCGCGTGGTCTATAGCGACTGCACCGTGGTGCAGCCATGAAGCACGAAAAGCGAATGGACGTGCTCGACCACGCGATGGGCTCGAGGTTCATGCAGCGCCGCTACCGTTGCGAGTGGTGCGACCTCACGGTCGCGCCGGATGAGGTGCTGTGCGAGGCATGCGCCCGCGCGGAGTTGGACAGACAACTTGAGGAGGAAGATCAATGATCTGGAAACTTATCGGGCTCGCGCTTGGCTACCGCGCCGCCGTAGACGCCGAGGATGGCCGACTGGTCGTCTTTGGCCATGGGCGGCATTTCTATTCGTGGCGTGATGCGGTGCTCTCATGATCGATCCGAAGGTTTTTAAGCAGGTCCGCAAAGCACTCGGGCTGTCCCAGCAGGAGCTCGCCGACGCCCTTGGCCTGTCCCGCGTGACCGTCAACAAGATGGAGCGGGGGCGCTTGCGCCGTGGCATCCCCGACGAGGTGGCCGATCGCCTGATGGCGCTGAAGCCGGGCGCGAAGCGCAAGCCCGAAGTGGTGATTCGCACGCTGGAGGATACGGGCGGTGCCCTGATGTTTCAGACGAATGTAAACGACGACTCCCACCTGTGGGACAACGAGGAGGACGACAATGCCTAAATACACCGTAGCAGTGACAGAGGTCATTCAATACCTGGTGCCCGTTGAGGCGGACAACGAGGAGGACGCCGAAGAGATGGGCATCGATCTGATAATCTCAACATGCGCTCGACCTGGCTGTGTTCGCGAAACGACATAATAGCAAACGCCGGCGTTTTAATAGCGGCCTTCGGGGTGTACGCAACTCAATCCGTATGGCCGGACGTTCTGATCGGCGGTGCCATAGCCGTTCTGTTTCTGAAATCGGCCTTAACTGTGCTTACAGAGTCATTTATCGAGTTTAGACGCTCGAAGCCGATTCCCTCATGCTCGATCTAGGTCGGCGCATAGCTGGCGCCATGAAAACATACGGCGGAAGTTGCCATTGCGGCAAGATCAAATTCGAGGTCGATGTCGAGATTGATCACGTTCGAGTGTGCGACTGCTCCATCTGTCGCCGAAGAGGCGCGCTGATTCATCGTGTTCCTAGAGAAAGCCTGAGATTGTTGACCCCCTGGGAAGAACTGGTCCGTTATCAATGGGGCTCTCGAACTGCAATGGACTATTTTTGCCCAACGTGCGGCATTCTCCCTTTCCGACGCCCAAGCGATCCAACGCCACAAGAACTGAAAGAAGGGATACTGCCCTTTGACGGTTGGGCCGTGAACGTAAGGTGTTTGGAAGACGTAGACCTCGAATCCATTCCGATCAGGCGTATCTATGGCAGCAAAATCCAACTTGGCGTCTAACAACCGAATCTACCGTGACGCGGCTATCGATGTAATCGCGGCCGCGAATGCAGGCGTCTTGCGGTCGCTCAATCTCTTATGAAGCTCTACATCACGCCGGGCTCTCCCTACGCGCGCATCGCGCGAGTCGTAGTTATCGAGAAGGGATTGGCGAGCCGAGTCGAAATCATCGGCGCACAGACACGTCGCGCGGACAGTCCGTACTACAGTATCAATCCATCGGGTCGCGTCCCCTATCTTATCCGCGACGACGGTGTCGGGTTAGAAGATTCCGCAGTCATCTGCGCCTACCTCGATCACCTCGACGGCAACCCGATTTTCGATTTGCCAGCCGGTGACCAGGCGTGGGAGGCACGCCGTCTCGAGGCACTGGCGCGAAGCATGTTGGACGGTCTCGCGGTTTGGGGCCGCGAA